AGTGGTATTAGAGCAATTAATGCTAGTGGAGTAACAACAGTAAATATTGCTAGCGATGGGTCAGCATCTTTTACTGGTGCTGTTAGTGCCTCTAGTTTTACCGCAACAGGATTAGTTGACGGAGACGACCTTGCTAATAACTCTATTCTTAATAGACATATTTCTAGCCTAAGTGCAGATAAAATTAATGCTGGAACAATTAATGCTAGCACAATTACTGTTACTAATTTAAATGCGTCTAATCTTACGGCTGGAACTATTACTAGCCGTGCTATCAATAATGGAAACGGAACTTTTTCTGTTACCGCTGGTGGTGCTATGACTTGTACGAGCGCAACTATTACTGGAACTATTAATGCTACTAGTGGCTATGTTGGGTCTGCAACAGATGGTTGGAGATTTTCTTCTGGAGGAACTATTGCAAACGTTGGTAATTCAACTATTTTATATCCAAGTAGCGGATTTAGTCCGTATGCAATAATTACTGATAGAACAATTGCCGCTAATAGAGGTTTTCAAACAAACGGTTTAGGAATTCAAGGCGGTAACACTACAATAATCTCTCAAGGAAATTTGGGCCCTGGATTTATAAATACAGGTTCAGGTCCATCAGGAGTTGATTCAGCCTATGATTTAGGCACCACTAGTAACCGCTGGGGTGTAGCAAGAGCAGGTTCTTTTTTAACAACATCAGATGTTAGAACAAAAAATAACATACAAAATGCAAGTTTAGGTTTAAATTTTATTAAAAAACTTAGACCCGTATCTTTTCTTATAGATAGAGGTAGAGTTGATATTACAGATGCAGTTAAAGATGAAGATGGAAATATAGACCCGGAAACTGTTGTAGTAGTTCCAGGAAGAAGAAGACACTACGGATTTATTGCTCAGGAAGTCAAAGAAGTTTTAGATGAATTAAGTTCTTCTCCTACTATGGATTTTGCTGGCTGGTCTCTTGCGGAAAAAGATGACCCTGACTCACAGCAAGCCTTGGCATATGATGAATTTATTGCTCCCTTAGTTAAGGCAGTGCAAGAATTATCCGCTAGACTAGAAGCATTGGAAAACAAATGACAGTAATGACAAAAGGAGTTCGTAATGTTTGAAGTTAAAGACGGCTCTAGAACCCTTCAATTTAAAGGTCGCTTACTAGGAGAGTCTTCGTCTTGGCGACGCGGCTCTACACGCTGGATTGAGTTTGAACTTTACAGAACAGAAAATGGTTCTTACATTCTTTCTCGTATTGGTGTATCTTTAGTTTTTCATGGTGCTGCTTGCCCCCTAGTTAAGCGATACGCGCTCACTGAAGAATCCTCTGACGTGCTTTCTAAAGACGCTATTCCTTGCGAAGAGTGTAATCCAGTTAGAACACTTCCAATCGTGTTCCCTGAAAAGTATCGCCACTGGGCGCAGGTAAGTGAAGACCCTCGTCCTGTTCTAGATGCTCTTTACAAATATGACCAAGGTGGTGCAAGATATCTTACTAACGTGGCGCAGAGATTGTTAGAGCGTGCAGCAACCCTTGATGAGAGGATAGACTCGCTTTACCGCATTGAAATGATTCCGTAAAACCAATAGAAGGAAACTAAATGACAAATGACAGTTTTGAAATTACGCAAGAAGACTTAGACTATCTAAGCGAAGTAAAATTACACATAGCAACCCCTTGCTATGGCGGTATGTGCGGCTCTGACTATGCAATGTCCGTATTTAAATTTATAAGTTTGGCATCTTCTCTTGGGCTGCAAGTTAGCATCCAACAACTCTCTAACGAAAGTTTAATAACAAGGGCTAGAAATCTTCTTGCAAACCATTTTTTAAAAGAAACTGATGGAACTCATTTAATGTTTATTGACGCTGATATTTCTTTTGAGCCTTTAGATATTATTAAACTTGTTCTTAGAAAAAAAGAAATTATTGGCGGAGCATACCCAATTAAAGAAATTAAATGGGACACTATTTTAAAAAATAAAGATTCAATAAATTCTGTTGAAGGTCTTATGCATTCTTCTTCTAGTTATGTTGTAAATATTCCTCAGTCCAGCATTGAAAAGTCTGTTCTGTTTGGAGGAAAAATTGAACTAGATAATGGACTGCTTGAGGTAAGCGGTCTTGGGACTGGTTTTATGCTCATTCAAAGAGAAGTTTTTAAAAAAATGAAAAAATACTACGATAATGATTGGTTTCTCTATAAAGACGAAAAAGTGCATTTATTCTTTGACACTGCTATTGAAGAGCAGAGTAGAGAGTATCTTAGCGAGGACTACTTTTTTACTAGAAGATGGTTGAATCTGGGTGGATTTACTTGGATAGACCCCACAGTGTCTTTAGTTCATACTGGATATTACAGGTTTAATGGCGGGTCTTTAGCGTTAGATTCTATAGAATTAGAAAAAAATAAAGAGGAGTCTGTAGATGAGTGAGGGTCTTTCAGGTATTGAAGTAACTCTTGTTGACTCTGTAGAAAAAGCCAATCAATTTATTTCTTGGCTTGGTGAGCGTCGTCCCCACAATGCAATTGCTATTGATACAGAAACTGGCGAGCGTCCTGGTATGCCTCGTGACCATGCACTATCTCCTTGGCATGGCGACCTACGCCTTGTTCAAGTTGGCGATGGTATGCACGGCTGGTCTATTCCTTGGGAAGAGTGGAGCGGTGTTTTCTACGAAGCAATGAATAAGTTTGATGGGCCACTTGTTTGTCACAACATTGCATTTGAAGCACGATGGTTTGCAGTTAAATCCCGTTGGGAAATGCCTTGGCAACGTGCACACGACACAATGATTATGGCGCACCTCATTGACCCGCTAGGTCCTGGAGGTTTGAAACCACTATCTGCACTTTTAATTGACCCACAGGCGGCGTATCTACAAGACAAACTTGATATTGACCTAACTAAAAATGGTTGGACTTGGGGCACTGTTCCTACAAACTTTGAGCCTTACTGGTCTTATGGTGCACTCGACACAATTTTAACTATGCGTTTGTGGGAGAAATTTTACGAGAAGTGCGGTCCAGGAAAGCCATATCACAAGGCGTATGAGATTGAAATGGCAGCACGCAAAATTGTTACTCGTATGGAAATCAATGGCGCTCGTGTTGACCTTGAGTACTCAAAAAAGAAGTATGAAGAACTTCTTACCTACACAGAGCAAGTTAAAGAGTGGGCTGCAAAGACCTATAACGGAACAAGCATTACTAGCAATGTTCAGTTAGTTCGTCTGCTAGAAAATCTTGGAGCAGAGATTACTGAAACAACTCCTTCTGGTCAGAAGTCTGCGTCTAAAGACCAACTTAAACTACTTACAATTCATGGCTCTGATGAAGTTAAAAATCTTGCCGAAACCGTTTTAAAACAGCGCAAGGCAGACAAACTGGCTAACACCTACTTCCTTAACTTTCTTAATAAGAATGTTGATGGAATCTTGCACCCATCTGTTAAGACTCTTGGTGCTCGCACATCTCGTATGTCTATTACAGACCCAGCGCTACAGACTTTGCCAAAGGGTGATGACACAGTGCGTCGTGCATTTATTCCAAAAGACAAAGACCACGTCATTATTACCTCTGACCTTGACCAGGTTGAGTTCCGTATGTTTGCATCTTTATCTAAAGACCCAAACCTCATCACTCTATTTAATCGTGCTGATGCAACTGGCTCTGACCCGTTTACTGAAATTGGTCGTGAGGTTTATCAAGAACCTGATATGACTCGCTCAGATAAGCGCAGAACTCTTATCAAGGGAATGGTCTATGGTCGTCTTTACGGGGCTGGTGTTGCTAAGCAAGCGCTCACTGCGGGGGTTGCTGAGTCTCAAATGAAGGCTGTATCTGATGCTTTTGACCAGCGATACCCTGGAATGATTAAGTTTCAAAAAGAAATTGAAAACATTGGTGCTCGCCGTGAACGCGATGAGGGTCAGGGCTACATTCATACATGGACTGGTCGTAAAATTCCTTGCGACGAAAACCGCGTCTACACACTTATTAACTACTTAATTCAGGGTGGAGCAGCAGAAGTCTTTAAGAGTAACCTGATTAAGTTAGACCAAGCAGACCTTACTGAAAATCTTATTGTTCCTGTCCACGATGAAATTGTTTTACAAGCACCTCGTGACCAGGCAGAAGAAATTAAACGCATCGTGCAAGAATGTATGACAACAACTGACGGCTGGGATGTTCCGCTTACTGCTGGAATTGATGGGCCACTAGAGACTTGGGGCGACAAATATTGATAACTGTTCTTGCTGTAGACCCTGGAAAAGCCAGTGGTATTGCACTTGTATCTTGGTCTGGCAATCAAGAAGATTTGCCAAAGTTAGAACTTTCATTTGAGTCGCAACCTGAAAACTTTGCCACTGATGTGACTATCTGCCTTACAAATTGGAAGCAATATGAAAAGTTTGCTATTTCTTGTGAGCGATTTACTATCAATGCTCAAACTGTCCGTAACTCTCAGGCGCCTTATTCACTAGAGCAGATAGGCGTTCTTAAGCATCTATGTCGCACTAACGAATATGGGCCAGACAACATCAGTTTTCAAACCCCTGCTGATGCCAAAGCACTTTTTCCCAACGAGGCACTTCGTAAGGTAGGAACTTGGCATAAGGGCGGGGAAGGGCACGCTTTAGATGCCATCCGACACGCCCTGCTAAAACTGACTAAGTTAGGCTGGAAGCCAAAAGTTCTGCTAGAGTAGGTTACTAGCAAGAAAAAATAAAAAACTTAAAAATCTCTGCTAGTATATAGACTTAATGACATTAGGAGTAAAAATGACAGTTTCAGTAGATATTGACTCCGCTGGAGAGAATATCCTTATTAACGCTGACTGGCGCTATAAAGAACTCTGTAAGAGCCTTCCAGGGGCCTCCTGGAGCCCTAAAGAGCAGGTCTGGCGTGCTCCTTTAAGTTGGACAACCTGCCTTGCTTTACGCTCTACATTCCGCGATAACTTAGAGATTCAGCCATCTTTAGCAACTTGGGCTGGAAGCCTTCTAGAAACCCGTATAAACCCTTCTAACGCCCTTAGAGAGTTAGAGTCATATGAAGGTGACCCTGTTCTATTCCCTCATCAAAGGGCTGGAGTAGCCTTCCTCAGCACAGCAAGACGAGCACTCTTAGCCGATGAACCAGGGCTTGGAAAGACCGCTCAAGCCATCCGTGCCCTCAAAGAGTTGCACGACAAAGGCGAAGATATTTTTCCTATTTTAATTGTTTGCCCTAATACCCTTAAGAAGAACTGGGCTCGTGAGTTCAACATCTGGTGGCCAGGGGTAATAACTCAAGTTATCAAAGGGTCAGCAGTTCAACGCAAAAACCAGTTTGAGGAGCCAGCACAGGTATTCATTATCAACTGGGAGTCCTTGCGCTCTCACTCACGACTATCAGGATATGGCTCTATCGCTTTGACTCGTTGCAAGGCTTGTGGCGGTCAAGATGAAAAGACAACAGAGGCGCGTTGTGAAGTTCACTTGCGAGAGTTAAATGGAATTGATTTTAAGGCTGTAATTGCTGACGAGATTCACCGCTCTAAAGACCCTAAGTCAAAACAAAGTCGTGCTCTTTGGGCTGCTACAGGAGATGCTGATATTCGTTTTGCACTTACTGGAACGCCTATTGCTAACAATGTTGTTGATTTGTGGGCAATCCTTCACTGGCTTTCACCAAAAGACTGGCCTTCAAAGACAAAGTGGATTGACCGAATGGTTGACACGATGCTCAACGCCTTTGGCGGAATGATGGTTCTTGGAGTTAAAGCACATATGCAAGATGAGTTCTATAAGAGTGTTAATCCTTATATGCGTCGTATGTTGAAAAAAGTTGTGCTTCCACATCTGCCACCAGTTCTTACTGAACGCAGAGATGTTGAGATGTCTACAAAACAAAAAAAGGCATACGAGCAGATGCGTGACCTAATGATTGCTGAACTTGGCGATGAAGGTGATGTTGTTACTGCACCCAGCGTTTTGACACAGACAATTAGATTGTTGCAGTTTGCTAGTTCATACGCTACTTTAGAAGTGGACGAAACAACTGGAGAGCAAAAGACTATCCTAAACGCTCCTTCTTGCAAGATTGATGCGTTGATGGAAGACATTGAAAACGGAGATTTTGGAGACGACTCTGTTGCTGTTTCGGCTGTATCTAAACAACTTATCAATCTTCTTAGTGCAGAACTTACAAAGAAGAAGATTGCTCACGGGCTGATTACTGGCGACCAAGATGAAGATGAGCGTCAGCAAGCAGTTGACGATTTCCAAGCAGGAAAGATTAAGTGGATTCTGTTTACAGCACAGGCAGGTGGTGTTGGTATTACCTTGACTGCTGCTCGTAGATTGATTATGCTTCAACGACCTTGGTCTCTTGTTGATTACAAACAAGTTCTTGATAGAGTCCATCGTATTGGCAGTGAAGTGCATGACTCAATCGTCATTACTGACTATGTCACAGACGGAACAATCGAGGAGCGAGTTATTCAAGTTCTTGAAACTAAAGCCGACAACTTTGAGCAAATTGTTAGGGATAAAAACCAACTGCTCAAACTTCTACAAGATGATAAGGCAGGGAAACTATGAGTGGAATCGTAAGACTTTCAAACTCAGAACTACAAACATTTAAAGATTGTCGCCGTCGTTGGTGGCTTACTTACTATCGTCGTCTGCGCCCTAAACAACAAGATATGACTGGTGCGCTAGCACTCGGTAGTCGCATCCACCAAGCGCTAGATGACCACTATGCAAAAGGTGTTCCACTACTTAAAGCGCACTCGGACCTAGTCGAGATTGATAAACAACTTCTTCTTGCAGACTTTCGTGATGTTGCAAACCTAGAAACTGAAGCCGAACTTGGTCGCATCATGCTTGAAGGATACGAAGAGTGGGTTGCAGAGAACGGCATTGACGCTGAACTAGAAATGATTTCAACAGAAGAAACAATTGTTGCCCCGCTATTTAATGGTGAAGTAGAACTTCAAGGCAAGTTGGATATGCGTGTTCGTCGCAAGGCTGACGGTGTGCGTATGTTCCGTGACTTTAAGACTGTTGGAGGCTCTCTTGCAGAGTTTTCTAATATGGCTCATATGAACGAGCAGGTTATGACTTATATGCTTCTTGAATCAACTAAAGTTGACGAGAAAGAGCGTAGCGATGGTGGAATCTTTACACTACTAAAAAAGGTTCGTCGCACTGCTGCTGCAAAGCCACCATTTTATGACCAAGTAGAAATTAGACACAACATCTTTACTATGCGTTCTTTCTGGAATAGAATCCACGGAACGATTGCAGATTTAATGAGAGTTCGCACAGGACTAGATGCTGGTGAAGACCACGCATTTCTTGCTTATCCAAAAGCAAGTCGTGACTGCAAATGGAAATGCCAATTTTTCGCTATATGCCCAATGTTTGACGACGGAAGCGCCGCTGAACAAGCACTTAGCGAAATGTATGAGGAAACAGACCCTTATGCATATTACGGAACAAACGAAACAAAAGGAAGCGAGTGACATATATGAGCGAAATTCAACGCTCTTTGACGGTTATGGTTTATGGGGAATCAAAGGTTGGTAAGTCATCCTTTGCTGTAACTGCACCATACCCACGACTCATGCTTGACGTTGAGGGTGGACACCGCTTCCTCCCTATCGTTGTCAAGTATTGGGACCCTCTGCGAGAGGAACCACCTATTGCAGATGGAACTTGGGATACTTGTGTAGTCACAGTTCGTGATTACGACACGGTCATTAAGACTTATCAATGGCTACAACTTGGTCGCCATCACTTCAAGAGTTTGATTATTGACTCAATCTCTGAACTACAAGTGAAGTGTATGGACAGCATCGCAGGTAACGAACAAATGAAGATGCAACAGTGGGGCGAATTACTTCGTCACATGGGCGGTCTTCTACGCGACTTGCGTGACTTAACAATGCACGCTACAAACCCTCTTGAGGCTGTTGTTCTTACAGCAATGTCTAGAACAGCACAGGATGGTCGTCATAAGCCATATTTGCAGGGACAACTTGCAATTCAGGCTCCATATTTTTATGACATTCTCGGCGCACTGACAGTGGAGACGGTTCCAAACCCAGACCCAATGCAGGGGCCATACAAAGTTCGTCGTATGTATGTCGAACGAACAAATGAATACGAAGCAGGAGAGCGTGTTCAGGGTCGTCTTGGTTCAATTGTTGAACAAGATAAACTCTCCATCGAGGTTATGCTTAACACTATTTTTGGTGAGAAGCAGACAACAGAAAAAACAACTAAGGAATAGGAAGCCATGAGTACACTAAATTGGGCGGACTTGGTCCGCGATGCTGGTGAGTCAAGCAGTTATGAACCGCTACCAGACGGCGATTACGACGTCGTTGTAGTTGAAGCAACTGCAAAAGTTACACAGAGTGGAAAGACTATGTTCTCTGTGAAAACACAGGTCGAAGGTGGGCCACACAATAAGCGCCTTGTTTGGGATAACTTAGTGGTTTCCCCTGAAAACAATGCAGCAATGGGTATCTTCTTTAAGAAGATGCACGCACTAGGAATCCCTCGTGATTTCTTCTTGCAATCTCCGTCAAACGCTCAGATTGAGCAAGCCATTAATGGTCGTCGTTTCCGAGCACAGGTCGGAACTCGCACATGGAATGGCACAAAGAAGAACGAAATCAAGAACTACTACCCAGTAGTTTCTGGTCAGGCACCAGCAGCAACGCCAACAATGGCAGCACCTGCACCTGCACCTGCTCCAGCGCCAGCACCTGCTCCAGCGCCAGCACCTGCCGCAGCCACACAGGCTCCAGCAGCACCGTTCTAATAAAGATGCTAGGAACCGCCCAACGTTTATCGTTGGGTGGTTCTTGGCAATTAGGAAAGAGGATTAATGAAAGTTTTTATGACAGGCTGCACATCTCCACAAGCCTCTAAAACTGCAAGCGAGAGTCTTCCTTCTTTTGCTGGAATTGTTTATCTTGCTTTAACTCAATCTGGATGTGACGTAACTTGGTCAGACCCATCAATTAAGATGGATAAGGATTACTTATCTCAATTTGATGCGGTGCTTGTAGGTATGTCTTCCCCGATGGGACTAACTTCTCATAGGCTTTACGGTGCATTATCCGTAGTAAACATTGCCTACGAACTTGGAACTTTATCTTTATTTGTTGATGCACCAGAGCCGCACAAAGTGTGGAATGGTCTTAGAGGTGTATATAAAAACCCTAAAGACCTTGTAAAAGATTTTTACATTAAGCGTAAAGAGTTTAATGACACGCTTGAACCAGCAAACTTTGAAAAAGTATTTGCTGGACTTTCAAAACTTTACACAGAGATTTGGCCTAAAACTATAATTCCTGGCTATCCTTGGACAAAGCCAGAATCTATTATCAAATATATTCCTAATGTTGACCCTAATAATGTATTTGCTTTAGTCCCAGACTCAGCGCTGCTTAACATTGAAAGAGGCTCTAGAGGGATTGCTGAAGGCGGATACTGGTGCATTGATGACCCTAAGACAGACTGGTTTAAGAAAACAGAGAAGCATTTAACCCATAAGACTATGCAATACCGTGATGGTAGAACTGAAACCAATCAAGATATTCTAGTAAAACTAAATAATGCAACTGGTGCTCTTATTTCGACATACCGTGATGGTGCTTCGTGGTGGCTGCCAAGCCTTGCTCAAGCGCTGTTTGTTGGCGTTCCTGTAGTTACTGACTGGAGACTCACTGTCGGTATGGGACCAGAGTGGGGAGTTCTTCCTTTTGCTATTGAAGAGATGTCTAGAGAAGAACGATTAGTTCACGCTAATACTCAAAAAGAATCATATAAAAATAATATTCCAACCTGGGAAACATTTAAAAATTCTGTGGTTGAAACATTGTTTGAAAAAGACTACGCTACTAACTAAGCAGATATAGGAGACGAACATGGCTGAAGTAGACAATGATTGGGTGAGAAGTCAACTCACCGAGAATAAAACAAAAAAAGTTGTTGGAGATTCGGTTTTAAAACTTCTTGCTACTTGGGAACAATTAAAACAACCAACAGATAAAAATGCTAAAGACATTATTAACATTTTTAGTAAGTTGGCTTTGGGTCACTCAATAGTGGAAGATAATCCTAATGAAAAATGGATTGTTGCTCAGGCTGGATATATTAAAGTAGCAGACACTGTTCGAGTCCGTAGCAATGCTTTTGACGGAGAACAAGGTAAGGCATACAACGGACGTAGAGGACGAGTTGTCGGCGTTCGTTATGGAGATGTTATTGTTAAGACAGATGATGGCAAGACTCCAGTGCTAGATGGAATCCACTTTAAACCAGAAAACTTGGAAAAGTTGGTATAACAATGCCAACAACTACATATAAGTTTTCTGTAAACGCTAAGAACCATAACGAGATTGTCAGTATTGCTGAGGAAAAAATTAATGCATACACTGGCCCAACAACGTCTCATAATCTAACCTACGAGATTATTGTAGAAGATGGCACAGACAACAAGACATACACTGCTCAAGTCATAGCGAGGATTAAAGATGAATACAGATAATGAGACAACTCAACAAAACCCTCTTCGTGTCGAAGCGTTAAGAGAAGCAGCAAAAATTATTTCTGGTGATAGAAACAAACAATATGGCTCTCCTGAAGATAACTTTGAAAGAACTGCTCAGATTTGGTCAGTGATTTTAGGTGTGCCAATTAGTAATGAAGATGTGGCAATGATGATGGTTGGGCTTAAGGTGGCACGCTATGCCTCTAAATCTGGCTATCAGCCTGACACATGGATTGATATTGCGGGATATGCAGGATGCGGGTATGAGGTGGGCTCGCTAGAACATAATAAAAAATCCAACAACTAACTTTTAAGAAAGGTTTCCCGTGTCCCGCAAACCTTGGGAATTTGAAAATCCAACCTGTGCAGAAGTTGGACTTGACGTTTTTTATATACAAGATATAGATGAAGACCCAGAAACATCTTCTTATGACCACAAAGAAGCAAGGAAACTTTGCTCCTCTTGTGTTTATAAGACAGAGTGTGCTGAATGGGGAATTATGCACGAAGCATTTGGAATATGGGGTGGTCTTACCCCCAGAGAAAGAGTTCAAATAAGACGGGCTAGGCACATCAATATCTCTCTATAGGATACAAAATAGAGATAGAATTATGCTGTAAACCATACCTCTAGAAAGAGAGGTTTGAAATGGCAGCAGAGCCTGTACTAAGTCCTATGGCTGTGTGCGAAATATGCTGGCTTCAAGATAACGCTAACTGGGAACCACAGAGCGTTAACGAAGAAGGCAACATTATGATGCGCCTTGTCGGGGTAAAAACCCCTGAAATTTTTGAGCCAGGAAATGTTGATGTCTGCTGTATGTGTGGTGCTATAACTATTGCAGGGATATACGAACTTAAAGACCCACAAAAAGTTTACTTTCTTACTGACGACTCAGCCAAGGATTTTGAATACGAATTTGATACCATAGACGACGAGTAGATTCGGAGTCTGGTAATGGCAAAAGACACACGACACGGGGAGCACCTGTGGTCTGAGTGGTCAGGTTGTGGGTTGTCTCAGGAAAGAAGCGATTCCCTTATTTACTTCACTATTGACCACATTGACGTTGAGCATGAACTCATTAGGAAAGCATTAGCCTCCACAATTCAAAGAGATGGAATTGTTGATTCTTTAGGAGATGCCTTTAAGCGACTTGAACTTTCAAAAGTTGTTTGTGGTTGGATAGGGACATTTGAAGAAGATACCGACCTCTACGCTTGTGATGAGACTGGCGAAACTGAATATGGTGATATAGTTCAAGATATTCAACCTATTACTTGGGTAGAAATTTAATAAAATTAGTTTGCTTTAGTTACATAATTTTTAATATGTTTAGTGTATTATTATTGCATTATGTGGAAGCCAGCAAATAGCCTTGAATGGCAAAGAGAAGCAGTATGTGCACTACCTAAAAATAGGGAGTATATTGACTGGTTTTTTTCAAAGGACTTCTCAGAAAAATATGCGGCAAAGAATATGTGTTTTACCTGCCCTGTCCGCAAACAATGTCTTCAGTGGGCTTTAGAGCACCGTCAAATCTGGGGCGTATGGGGCGGAAAAGACGAAGTAGAAATTCGTAGAGCGCTATCTGTATCTTACTTAGGTGAAGAAACACGCAGACGTCGCTACCCAAACTGCCCTCATTGCACCGCACGTCCAGGCAAACTAGAAGTGTCTATTGAACAACTTTCCACAACTGGGCGTTGGACTACAGCAAAGATTGTAACTTGCACGGAGTGTGGCTTTGCTTGGCGTAGCCGAACAAGCGCGAATGCGGTAGAGGCTTATAAGTTAGAGCGTGAAGATAAACTTGCTAAGCAACTAAAAGAAAAAGAAAAACTACAAAAGAAAAGCAAGCGAGTTAAGAAATCTTAACTAACCAAACTTGTAGTCCTATCTCCAATACCTTAAAACGATTAGAGTAACAAAGCATTATCGCATCAACTGCTGGTCTTGGTCGGTATGCTGGACCTTTTCCTGCATCCCACTGGTAATCATCAAATGCCAAAATACCACCTACTTTAAGAGCCTCTACAGCATTCATACCATCTTTTAATACGGGAACTGCTTCATGGTCTCCATCTATATAAATAAAGTCATATAAAGTTTCTGGGTCTTTTGATGCAAAAAACTCGTCGCTAGTCATTTTCTTTTTGATAAGACGGCCTGCTTCGACATACTGGTTTGTTTGTGCGTCATAGGCTTGCTCTACTTCATTCCAATTAAGAGCATCGTGAGCAACTTCATTAGAGCCTCCCCAGGTGTCTACATCAGTTAACGTAGATTTTGGATGAAACAGTATGTTTTCCATAAGCCATGAAGAAGCATCACCTTTATACGCCCCTACCTGTAAACAATGCATTTCTTCTGTTCTTTTTGATGACAAGTGTCGCTCAAAGATTTCAGGTGCACCTACTGCTAAAAACCAATTAGGTAGTTCAGTCATTGTTTGCCTCTTTCATCGCTTGTTCGCAAAACTCTAAGTTTTTAAGAAGTCTTTCCATCTCGTTTGGAAGTGCCATTTTCACAGCGTCCTGTGCGTGAGTTACTGCTTCAGCATACTTGCCTAGTCTGTAGCAAGCAATTGCAGCAAAGTCGTGTGGTAAATAGCCCCAAGCGTCTGCTTCGCAAAGATACTCTTGTGGGCGTTGTTTAATTGCCAATGCGGCCATAGCGTTGTCGTAGCACTGCTCCCATTTAGAGGTGTTGTAATAGTGCTTAGCCAACTCTACATACGGCTCACGGCGTCCTGGAGCCTCTTTAATCGCCATATTAAACCAATGCTCGCACTCATCTGGGTTCATAATTCCGATATATCGCATAGATGCGGCTCGTTCCATATCCCAGGTAGCGGTAGGCATCTCAAGGTGCTTCTTAAAATATTTTGTTGCTTCCTCATATTGACGATAGAAGTAGCATTCTCGTGCATAGTAAAAAGTATTTCTATCATCATATGGGTCTTCATCAATAGAAAGTTTTAGTAAATCCAAATACTGGGCTCTTGACTTAGTATTATCAGCGTGATGTTCCATCACAGCGTTTGTGTGATATTGAATTTCTTGAATGCGGTCAGGCACTAAAATTTCGTGGACAGGGTTCTTCCAACGATATCCGTGTCGAGCATGAAATTTATCTCCCTTAAAAGTTGTCCCGGGAGTGCCATCTTCATTAAAGTTCCATACATAGTCGTACCGTGGACGTGTGGCATGGTTATCAAAGGCTTTTTGTAGTTCGTCTTTCCACCCTGGGAGCATAATTTCATCCATATCCAATGGAAGACAGTAGTCAATATCTGTCGGGACAAGAGCAAGCGATGCATTCCTTCCCACATCAAAACGCCAAGGTCTAACAGTAATAGATACCACATTGATACCTAAAGACTTTGCAATCTCGATTGTGCGGTCAGTAGAGCCTGTGTCGGCAATTAATAGATAATCAGCGTCATCTTTTACTGAGTTATACCAGCGTTCGACGTGCTTCTCTTCATTAAGGGCAATTGTGTATACAGCAACTTTTACTTTAGCCATATGGGTAGTCTACCCCAAACAAAGCAAAAACCCCGCACCAAGAGGCACGGGGTTTAGGCTATTTAATTATTATGCAACGTTTGCAAAACGAACGCGACCATAGATTGAAGTCCCGCCGTCACGACTATAAAACTCTAGTACAGACTTTCCAGTTGTTGCAAGGGTAGGTGTTCCTCCACCATCCCAAGAAACGTTTGCAAAGTTGACTGTGTTTGACCCACGGTTAGCAACTTCAACCCACCATGTGTTGGCATAGTTATCAGGCACATTAGAAAATGTGATTGTTGATGTTGCAGTCTGGTTTCTTAGAACAGTCACAGGGAAGTCAATAACGCTCACAGTAATTGCGCCGTTAGCAGCAGCACCAGTAAATGTTTGTAGACGTGCTGTAACGCCTTGTGTGATGTAAGCATCAGTTGATGCGGTTAGCACCTGGGGTGACATTGTAATTGGCATTATTTATTCCTCCGCAGGGGTTTCATCAGAAGACTTCTTCTTTGAAGAGGTCTTTGCAGCAGGTGCTGCTTCTTCTGCTGCTGCTGCAACTAGTTCTTCCCATACTGGGAGACCCTTTGGCAGTTCAGGAGCAAATGTTTTGGTCTTCATGTTGTAAATCCAACCAACTGAAGGAGGCAATACAGAGTCAGTAATGTCTATAGCCGCATACATTATTGCCTCTGGCCCAATTACATCTTCGCTTTCAGCAGCGACAATGTTTTGAACCTTGCCGCCGCCTACTAGAGCAAATTTTTTCATTATTTATCTCCTATACCTTACGCTGTGAACTTCTCAGTGTAACGAATAATAACAGTGCCATCAGCACCATTTCCACCGTTAGCAACGTATGGATAATACTGAACTGTGTTGAAGTCAATATCGCAAACGTCACCAGCAGACATATTTAACAGTTCAACTGCAACTTGGAAGTATGCACAATTTGCTGGAGCAAGTGGTGGCTGCCATGTTGAGATTGTTCCTGCGACTGTATCAGAATATGTTGCTGCAACAAGTGCTGCGTTAACTGATGGACGGTCTTCACGAATAAGAACCTTGTTGATGTCATACCACTGAATAGTAGGACGAGCAACCTTTGTTCCCAAGTTTGGTGTTCCTGGGTTTGAACCAGTAGCCAAACGGAATGAGAAGCCTGAGAAGAACAACTGTGTGCGAGGCAAGATTGGGAAATCTGTCCAAGATGTAACTACCTTAGCATTTCCAGCATCCTGAATTGTTGTACGAAGTGCGTTAGTACCGTACTTAGTAGAACCAGCAAGAAGTGCTGTTGTAGCGTTGTATACAGGAGCCCAGCGAGCCATATCTGTATTTGGAGCAGTTCCTGCTTCAAATTGAATGAATGTTGATGCTGAGTGTGTAGCAAGTGCCAAAGGTGAGTTAGCACCATTTGAACCACCACCGCCACCACCAGAACCTGTATTAGGAGCAGCATCAAGTCCGCGAGAGTAAACGTCTGTAACAAGACCGCCACCCTGACCAGTTAAGTATGCGATGTAAGTGTGTCCACCCTTACCGCCACCTGCTTGACCGCGACCTGGGTTATTGTTTGAACCCTGTGCAAAAGCACTCCATCCGCCTCCGCCGCCTCCGCCGCCGAGTTGTGTAACACCAAGTGTTCCAGTTCCGTTAACAAGAACTCCTGGACCACCATCTCCACCATAAGCAGGGGTAGCAACGTTAGATGCAAGAATTGCGTATCCGCCTTGGTTACCTTGCTGCTGAACATTCTGAAGCATTGTTGAGCCAGTTGTTGCGTAACCAGCAGTAGTGACACCACCAGTAATCTGAGGGGCAAAACTCATAGCGTTTCCACCAGGACCACCAGAACCAGCACCGCCACCACCATATGTAGGTGTGTTAGTTGCATTTGTGATTCCGTGTCCACCTGCGTTAGCGCCTGGAAGACCAAACTGCCAGAAGCGAAGGTTAACGTTGTATGTTCCGCCTCCGCCGCCGCCCTTGGCTAGAAGGAGAGGTGCAGTAATTGTTGCAGAGTAGTGTGCTTCTCCAGCCCATGTAAAGCCAGAAGAGTTTCCATCTTTGTAGAATGTAACTGAAGCGCCCTGCTCAAGTTGAGCAAATGCTAGGTAGAACTCAGGCTCTTGACCACCTGTTGAGTTGTTAGCAGCATTAGCAAAAGTTGCTCCTAAGCGAACATAAAATGCGTTTGCAGGTGCTGTTGCGCTTACTGTATAGCGACGACCAGGTGTTGCCTGAAGGTTGCTTGTACCGCTCATTTTAGTGCCAGTTGTGCCTAGAAGAGCAGCAGTTCCTTGTGTGCGTGAGATGGCATTGCCATCTACATCGAAGAACTCAAGGTAAGCGCTAGCGTTTCTATACTCTTTCCATGCCCATGCATAGAATGAGCCTGTGTAAACCTGTGCTGGTGTTGCTTTGATGAAGTCATGTGAAACTTCCATGTTTGCACCAGTTGCAACAGTAGAAATCATCTTAAGAGCCACGCCTGAGTTGTAGGTAGGTGGTCGGTATGCAGTTGCAGAAGAGCCAACTTCAACCTGAACGTTATCAAACAACATAGTTACGTTAGCAGGAACAAGAAGTCCTACATAAGCCCACTTAGCAGTTAGACCTGCCGCGTATGCTGGAAGACCAGTAAATGTTGCAGAAACACGGCGCCATGCACCAGAAACAATACCTGTGTGAGCAAATGTTCCAGTTCCGCTTACTGCTGCTGCGTTGTTAGCAGAAAGAGTAATTGTTGTGCCAGCAATATTTACAACAGTCGCTGCTGCACCAACACCAGTACCAGACACATTCTGTCCGATAAAGATACCGTCAGCGCTATCAACAGTAATAAAGTTGTTGCCCTGAAGACCAGAAATTGTCTTAGAAATTGCTCCACCATAACCAGAGAGTGGAGATGTAATTGTAACCTGAGTTACGTTATATCCACCAGATGCTGGAGAACCTGAAGAGTAAACAGTTCCTGTACCAGATGAAGTTCCCTGGTTGTTTGTTGGGAAGTTAGTACCATCACCAATACGCAACTGAACAACAAGGTTCTGTGGTGTAGGGCTTGTGTGGTAGACGTACATAGAAACTGTGTAGGTTGCGTTAGGGTCATAAGCAAAGCCAGTTGTTCCGCCAGATAGAGCACCTGCGGCTGAAGTTGAAAGACCTACTAGACGAGCACCAGTTGTTGAGTTAGTACAGATAAGTGCGTTAGCACCTGAAGATGTACCAATCGCTGCTGGTGAAACCATTTCAGCAAGTTTTGGATAAGGGTTTGAAGATACCTGAGCAGTAATAGAGCCCTGGTTATCAAGTACGAAGAATGAAGAGCCAGTGAGAGCAACGTCTTCTAACTGAGCATACTGAGCCTGAATTACGTTGTTTGACTGGTTTGTTCCCAAAGATGCGGAAAGCGAAATATTATCGTTATAGATAATGCTTGTTGGGGTAATTGTGCAAGACTGTAGAAGGAATGTAATTGTTCCTGAAACAGTACCTGAGTTAGCAACAGATAAAGTAATTGTGTTGCTTGCAATTGTAGTAACAACCGCGTTAGCACCAATACCAGTACCTGTTGCTGTCATACCAACATAAATACCAACGTTATCTGGACGAATATCAATAGTGAAAAGACCACCAGTACCTGTTGCAGTCTTCTGTGCCTGTTGAATATTGTTTGCTTCCCAGAGAGAAGTTCCCTTGTTAAAAGAAGGGTTCATCAAAAGGTTTACAGGAGTTGAGCCACCAAATGTTGTGGTTCCGCCTACGCCTCCTGGCATTGTGTTGATGTTGTCAGTAGCACCAGTTGTTGCACCCTGGCCACCATGTCCACCTGCACCAATTGAAACGTTGTATGTAGTGCCAGCAGTAACAGGAACTTGACGCTGGACAACCTGTCCACCGCCGCCACCGCCACCAGCAACGACGTCAGCGCCACCTCCGCCACCGCCGCCGCCACCAACAGCAACAACTTCTACTGCTGTGATGCCAGTTGGTACGGTAAATGTGCCGTTCGAGTTGAACTGGACTTCACGAATCGAGAAGCGTCCAGAGTTGTCATTAGGAAATACAATTAAATCTTTGCTACCTGAAATAGCCATTGTTCTTTAGCCTCTCGTTTCTGTTTTATTACGCGGTGACTTCTACGCCTGAAATAAGTACATCAAGCGCATTATTGGATGAAGCACCAACATATACGACATCGTTTGGGTTCATAACCTGACGAATATCAAAGTTTACAGTTCCGTTGGCTGGAACTTGTAGACCATTGCAAAAATTAAATGCTGTTGCTGAGTTAAAGCCGCCAGTTCCAAACTGTACGGTGATTGTAGAAACAGATGATGTCTTGTTTGCTACAACGATGTTTGTGATGATGGTGTTTCCACCTGCTGGCACTTGGTTATAAGCGGTGACGCCAGAAGTAGTTGCTACACCTGCGAAAAGTTTCTTTGCTGTAGTTGGCATTATGCTAACACTCCCATGTATGAGTTGATGGTTAAATCATTTGCTGTTGCAGTGATTGTTGCGAGTTTTGTGTTTCCTGCTGAGTTCACTGCCGCAACTTGCGTAGTACCAGCCGTGTTGACTGCGTTTACCTGAGTAGTGCCAGCGTTATTCACGAGGGCAACAGAGGCTGAAGTAGCAGCAACAATATCATTCACTCCTAGGAGTGAGCCTAGAGTCTCTAATGCCTTAGAGATGAACACTAGGTCCTGAGCAGTATATGTACTAGCAGCGAGGCTAGTGGTAATTTCTGCCTTAACCGCATCAATTTGGGTAGACAGGCTGTCATAACTAGGCATTATTTCTCCATTCCTTGATTGTAAATTCTAGCAGTTTTTTTGCTATGGGTGTTTTTGTATTTTAGCATTATGCCTGGGCCTCAGTCCATGAGACACGAGCAGAAATGGTGGCCTGGGCTGCTCCAATATTTGTTGCAGTGATGACTAGAACGTCAGGAGCGTTAGGATAACTTGGGCTAGCAATGTTTCCATTACCACTCAAAATTGAGTTTCCAAGTTCACGAATTGTTCTCAATTCGTAGTTTGTAATGTTAAATGCGGTACCACCAGCGGCTTCTGTATAGAAGGAGAACACTTCGTCTCCACCTTGAACTGAGCCAGTAGCAGCAACCTGAACACCACCGATAGGGCCTGTATTATCAAAATAAAGCGCCTGAGCCAGTGAACCAGAACCTACGCGCTCGCGCTCCCAGTCAAAAGGAAGACCTAGATATGGTCTTACACCAGTGAAGTTGATTACTTGTCCATTAGCAATACCGCCAGCGGCAACAGGTTGAGACAACTGAATTGTTGTTCCAAAGATACCTGTAATAACGGCACCTGCTACAACCGATGCTGAGGAGCCCGCTGCTCTTACAGACATACCGATTGAAAGGTTCTGAACGCTGCTCATATTAACGAATGACTGGAACTGAGTATTTGCGTTTGCATATGGGGCTGCTGCTGCAATTACTGTATACCCAGTTACATCGAAAGAAGAAGAAGCATGGTTGTTATACGAGATATTTGTTGGATTTAGGACTCCACGAATGAGGAACTGACCATTAGCAGAAATACCCATTGACACAAGTTTCATCTGCATACGGTTTACAAGTTCACGAGCACCAAAGTTCTTTGCTACAGCGTTATCTACTGAAGGAGCCAGACGAACAGCAACAAGAGGACGGTTTACACCGTTAGGCACTGTAAGGTTTTTCTGCATACCAGCAGTAAAGGTGTAGTTAGAGTCATCATCAAAACGACCATCCATAATTACAGATGAACCCCAGTGGGAAATCATAGGGGCACAGGTCTGAGTAACTGTTTGAACAACTACCTGACTTGCACCATTTCCACCAAGAGTTTCATCTGGATTAAATGATAGTTCTGTAGAAGCACTACCTGCTGCCAAAACAGTAATTGCTCCTGGGAAGAATACAGTGTAGGTTTGACGACGTGCAACAGTTAAAGGATATCCTTTTGCTGTTGGATTCCAAGGACCGATAGCGCTATAAGAAATCATTTCGCAAGCGCTACTGCTTTTAATAAATGCGTACCCGCTAGTAGGCCATGCTTCTACGTTATCAACAAAGACTGTAGTGTCGTTTGGCTGCAAAGTTGAACCAACAGTTCCTGCTGCTCCTGAAGTTAAACGAGCACTCTTTGGCTCGTTATGTACTTCGTAACGAGCAGGTAGGTTACCTGAGCGCTGATATGCAGCATTGTTAATGTTGTTGTTAGCCATACGATGGCAATAGACCACGTCACCGCGGATTGTCCTAAATCCCCAGCGGATGAATCCTGCGCCATACCATGTGTAGTCAATGTAGACCATCTGCATTTTCTTAGGGTCTAGAACATATCCTGAAGGACCTGTTCCATCCATCTTGTCAAAGTTCCATGCATCTTGACGAACACGAATCTCTTGAGTCTTTAAAATGCGGCCATTTGTAATACTTGCACCACGATATGTAGGATTTATATACATTTCTGTATCACTAAAAATGTTATTTACAATGTAAGTTTGGCCACGAATAACTACTTTATCTCCAACAGTAAGTTGTTTTCTAAATAACGTTCCTACACCAATAATTTGTCCAGAGAATGTGTTTGCACTAATACGGCCAGCCAACTCGGTATTTGAAAAACGACGAACAACATACATATATTGACCATCATATTCAACATAAAAACCGTTCTGGTCATCAAACATACCTGTACGAGCAACAGCGCCCTTCCATCCAGAAACTGTTACTGCACGGTTTGTTCCTCCTGGAGCAGTATCTGTCAAAGTAAGTGCTGCTGGAAGAGTTATCTGGTATGTAAATGTGTTGGTATCGCCAATACTTGCAACAATAAAACTTCCATTAAATGGATTGTTTAGTGCTACGGTTTCAACGCCTTCAATAAGAACAGTAGCACCTGGCTGTAAGCCGTGGTCTTGTAGAGTAACTACAGTAACGTTCTTTGTTCCAGCAGAGAGAACATCGCTTGCAACCAAACTTACAATATCAAAAGATGGAGTAAATTTTGCACCAGTCGAAAATTGAATTGACTTACCTGACTGGTAGCGGAAGTAACGACGAGTTTGACGAATAGTTTGAGCACCTACAGCATTATTAAGTGTTGTTAGAGAAACTCCACCATCTGTTGGTCGGTGCTGAACATAGCCTTCTGGTTTTGTATAAATCACAGAAGATGATGAGGTAGATACAGAAGTAACTACAGTGTCAGAAATATCAAAGGTAAGAACTCTAGGTGTAGGAACAGTCTTTACAATCCAGTTACCATTCATACCACTTGTGTTATTGATAACAATAGGTGTCCCTGGGAAGAGACCATGAGGCTGATTAAAGGAAAGTGTAATTACTGAAGGATTTCCGCCACTTGTTGTAGCAGCAAAACCATTAAGAGTAGATGTGCTTGCAATACCGCCAGGGATATGTGCGTTATCAAAAGTATCTCCACCATATACGGTTGAGTAGTTGGCAATAGCAATTGAGCCAGAAACCAATCCACGGGCAAAGTATGTAAATGTTGTTGGAGTTGGAGTTGTGTTTACAAGGAAGGTTCCTTCAGCACGGAAGTTAGTTGTATCCTGAACGCTTACGATGCTTCCTGGAACTAAGTTGTGAAAAACAGTAGTTGTTACAGTAATAAGAGAACGTGGTCCCTGACCGTTTCCAAGAATATCTACGTTCTCAAAGGAGTTACCACCTGTGCCCTTTGCAAAGAATGAAGGGTAGTTGTTCATCAAGAAAAGTGCTTCCCATTTAGATGGCTGAACAGAGTATTCAAAGTCTGTATCCATCAAAGACTGTGGCGGAGCAGTACGAAGTTTATCTACGGCATCGAGAAGAGTGTCAGAGAAAGTTACTGTCTCATTTAACTCGTCTACAATAATTGATAACTTGTCAGTAGATGACATCCCTGTAGTTGACATACCAGAGCCAAGAACCACTGTTGTTGACGGGTCCGTTGGGTTATTTGAGTATGTAAATACCGCTCCTGCACTTGCAGCATCAGCAAAGTTGTAGATAACTACACCCTTTGTGATGTTAGTAATTAAAAGGAGACGCTCTTCTTGAACAACACGAGGGATGACAATGGTCTTTGTTGATGGATTAAAGGTATAAGTCGTACCTCTGATTACTCTTCTTGACATATTTTTATATCCTCGCCATCGTTTACAGTAGGGCCAGAGCGATTAGGCTGCTGGATGTTGCGCCAATATTTGTAATATTTGTAGTTGAACTTACTGCTGTGTCTCCGAAGAGTCCTAGTCCTAGCAATGAATTCATTTCTAACAAACTAATTCTATTTGTATCTGCTGTAGTTCCGTTTGCTCCAGCAATACCTTGTGGGCCAACAGCACCAGTAGGACCTGTTGCTCCTGGTGCACCATTTGCTCCTTTAATATTGCCTTGCAGCACCCATGTGCTGGTAGACGAACTATACGCATAAAAGTTTCCGTCTGTGGAGTTTAGGTAAACATCTGCTTGTAGAGGACCAGCAATACCTGCTGATTCTGGAGCAACTGTATTAACAGTTATTCTACTTCCGCGAGTTCCTGCAACACCTGCTAAACCAGTCGGTCCAGTAATTGATAAACCTTGCGGTCCAGTCGGTCCTGCGGGACCTGTAGGTCCTGGGGCTCCTTGAGCGCCCGGGCGTGAACCAGCAACAACTACCCATTCGGTACCTGTCCAGCGTTTTAATGACATTGATTGCTCCTACACTCGTCCACAAGTAGCATCTATATATTATCCTATTTTCTCTTTTACTAGTTTCACATTAGCCTTAAAATACCCTGACCCACGGGACAAGGTTGGCATATGTGGAAAGTAAAGTTGGTGCTGTTAAAGAGTCTCCTCTAGGGATTGTCCCTGAAATTGTGTTGCCTGGAACTCCTAGTCCGATAGTGTTTGCAAACTGAGGCTTTCCTAAGTCCATACCAGCCAAAAGCAACGTAGATGCCGAGGTATCTGTAGAGAAAACAACAGCATATGCCTGACCAGGAACTAAAGTATAAGATGATGGATACCCGCCAAAAATACTAAATGAGCGGGTATACCAAGCACCTGTCTCGGTCATCAAACTTGTATCACTATTAGTTCGTGCAACAAGAGCCATCGAGCCAGTTTGTAGATTTATAGTGTAAAGAAGGTATCTAGCGTATGTTGCATCAGGTAAGTCCAAAAAGCCAGAGCCATTAAAACAAAACATAGAAATACTATTAATTGTCAGTGCTTTTGGAGATATAAGAATTGCTGCTGGATTTGAACCAAAATCAGGTCTTATATTGATAGCACAGTTAGTCCCAAGATGCGCTCTTGAAATATTTTCAAGATGACTTCCAAGAATAAAATCAACTTCATTGGTTGCTCCAGGCACACCTTGTGGTCCTGTAGGTCCAGGAACAAAACTTTGTCCTGCTGGCCCCTGAGCACCTGTAGGCCCTGTAGGCCCTGTAGGCCCCTGCGGACCTTCTAAAATTTCATCTTGACCACTAGTATCAACCCAAAGAACTGTTACATCTTCATCTGGTGCTGTAGGTTGAATAGCAAGATAATCTAAATCAATATCATCTTCATCAATCCACAAATCACCTTCAAAGCGTGTGCCTGTTGGTGGGTTTGGGTCAGAATAAATAAGTTCTTCAATTACATTTTCTTCAGATGCCCAAAATTGAAACTCTGTTGGGTCTGGTGCTGTTGTTCCAGAATAAATTGCAGCATTAGCACCAAGGTCATCAATATCAAACCAAATGTCTCCAGATGTTGGGCCTGTAGGTGAACCTAAACCAATATATGTTTCTGTAGGAATACCAGTTCCATCAGTTGAAACATAGTCTTTACCTTTTGGACCAATATTTCCAGTAGGACCCGTTGGACCAGTTGGACCCGTTGGACCGACAATTTGACCAACGCTGCTCCACGCAGTTCCGTTCCATACATACATATCACCGTCTGAGTCAACAACAAATGCATCGTTTCGAGCATTACCTGTTGAGGGAAGATTTTGTGGTGTCGCAACACTTCCTCGAACATTGATAGATGTTCCTTGAGGACCAGTACTACCTGTTGGTCCTGTTGGACCTGGAACTGTAGATGTTGGGCCTGTAGCACCAGTCGCACCTGTAGGACCAAGAATATTTCCAGTATTAAGCCACTGCCCACCTACAGTGTCCCAAACATATAAATCACCTTGAACAAGATACGCCTCACCAATGCTTCCAACAGGGTCGGCAGCAATCAGTTGGTTGAGCGTGGCATACGAGCCAAGAAGTGTTAGACCAGCGCCCTGAGCACCTGTTGCACCCGTTGGTCCAATAATTCCTTGTGGGCCAACAGCACCTGTAGGACCAGTAGGACCAATTGGAGCAATCTTTACTACTTGCCAAACACTGCCATTCCAACGCCAAGTATTTGTTCCAGAACTAAATTCTTGATTTAGGGAAGGCGAATTAGGAAAATCAATCGCTGCCATTTACACTCTCCTCAAGAATAGATATTTCTAATTGTACGGTTAGGAATCAAGACCAAGATTTAATCGGTTTACATATGCGGATGCCCAGTTGATGGCTGAAGCCTCTGACTCCCATGGGCCAGAACTATCAACAACTACATCATCTGACTTAACTTCACAGATAAGTTCTCTTGTTATTGTATAAGTATACGCCATTTTACTCTCCTAGTTAGTAATGAGCGATGTGCCCAGAAGCCCTAATTGACCTGCTGCAATAAACTTTGGTATTCCTGTTGGAAAGCCATAAGCAATACTATTTATGTTAGAGCCTGAAAAACTAGAATCTCCTGCTGTCCAACTTATAGCATCTGTTGAATAAATTGCTGTTCCATTCGCACCACCAATAAAAAATGTTGCTGACCCGAAATCTATGTCTCTAAGAGTGAGGGGACCTGCTGGCTGCGTGCGTTGGGTCCAAATACTTCCATCTAACGATGTTGCAATTTTTCCATCTCCACCGCAAGCAACATAATAACCAAGCCCATATGAAATAGAGTAAATAATGCTTGTAGTAAAACTACTTGTCCGTTGAGTCCAAGAAATTCCATCCGAAGAAGTTGCTAATTTTCCAGCAGCCCCGACTGCAACATACAAAGACCCTGAATATGTAACACCATAAATAATTGACGTGCCAAAACTACTTGTTCTTTGAGTCCAGGAAATTCCATCTACTGAGGTTGCTAATTTTCCAGAGGCTCCTACAGCAACAAAAAGAGAGCCAGAATAAATTACATTAAGAATAATTGTTGTACCAAAACTACTTGTCCGTTGAGTCCAATTAATTCCATCTGGAGAAGTTGCTAGTTTTCCAGACGCACCGACTGCCACATAAACTCCAGCACCATATGCAACATCCCAGATGGTAGTTGTACCAAAACTACTTGTCCGTTGAGTCCAAAAAATTGCTTCGGGAGATGTTGCTAATTTTCCTGAGTTTCCAACGGCAATAAATTGACCATTTAAAAATTTTACTGATGATATTTCAGTAGTGCCAAAACTACTTGTTTGAAGAGTAAATGCTGATGGAGCATTAAGTCGAACACGAGATGACCAAATTCCATGAAGGGCTTTAAGCATTAGTTAGCCCACCAAACTTCCAGCAAGTAACCATTCATTAGCAGCAATTTTTAGAAGAGAGCCTGTAGCGTAAGTCTGAGAAAGTTTTCTCTTTCCACCTTCAGAGTTGAGAATAACTCCAGCACCAGGAGCAATAGTTGTTTGTCCAGAGTTGTATTGGATAAGAACAATCTGTGTCCCCACAGGGAAGGTGTATCCGCTTTGACCATCTGGAGGAATTGTCACTGTATGAGCATTAGCAACATTCATTCGAACTAATCTAAATGCATCTGCTGGAGCAAGAGTAATTGGAGTTGTGTATACGTTTCCAGTAAGTTCATAGAATGGAGTTCCTGTTGGACCAGTTGCCCCGATTCCAGTCGGACCTGTTGCGCCAGCAGGACCTGTAGGACCAGCAACAGTTGATGCAGGACCAGCAGGTCCCGTTGGTCCTTGCGGTCCAGCAGGGCCAGTGGGTCCGACAGCAGTAGATGCTGCGCCAGTTGCACCAGTAGGACCAGCAGGTCCTGTTACAGAAGGCCCTGTGGCACCAGTAGCACCAGTTGCACCAGTCGGCCCAGTTGGGCCTGGAACAGTTGAGTCTGCACCCTGCGGTCCAGCAGGTCCAGTAATTGATAATCCAGTTGCACCAGTAGGTCCAATTGGACCTGACACACCTTGCGGACCTACAACTGGTCCAGCGTTCTGCCAGTCAGATACAGCAGCATTCCAAATCCATAAGTTAGTTCCGACAATGTATCCATCGCCAACAAGGTTTGTTTGACCAGCACGAGCAGCAGCCAAAGCAGGATAACTTGGGTAGAAACCTAAAATCTTAATACCAATACCAGTTGGGCCTGTAACGCCAATCGGTCCAGTAATGCCCTGTGCACCAGTTGGACCAGTAATTCCTTGTGGCCCAGTTGGACCTTGAATACCTGTTGGACCAATATTACCTGTTGCTCCTTGGAAGCCACGAATACCAGTTGGACCAGTAATACCCTGAATACCTTGCGGTCCAGTAATTGATAAACCAGTTGCTCCTGTTGCACCTGTTGGTCCAGTAATACCCTGAATACCTTGTGCACCAGTAGGTCCTTGAATGACACCTACGTTTGCCCAGACTTCAGATGCGTTCCACACATATAAAGTTCCTTGAACTAAATAACCTTGTCCAGGCATTGTTGGTCCAAATGGAAGTGCAGCAAGTAATTCTGGAAAAGTATTAAAACTTCCAGCAATAGTAAGACCAACACCTTGGTCTCCAGTTGGGCCTTGTGTGCCAGTTGGTCCTGTTACTCCTTGTGGCCCCGTAGGTCCTAGTGGACCAGTTACACCTTGAGGCCCTCTAATACTTCCTAAGTTTTCCCAAGAAAAAGATGTTGTTGACCACGAATAAACTTGCCCGTCAACTAAATATGAATGAGTTGGAATTGTTGGGCCAGTAGGTAGTGCAGCAATGAGAGCAGCAGGGTTTGGATACGTTCCAGCAATTTTTGCTTCATATCCGCGAGGACCAGTCCAACCAGTAGGACCAGTTAATCCAATAATTCCTTGAGGTCCAGTAAAACCAGTAGGTCCTGTAGGACCTGTAACTCCTTGTGGTCCAGTTGGCCCAGTTACACCACCAATACTTGATGCAGATTCAACCCAATAGTTATCATAATAAACATATAACTGCCCAGTTGCAGAATCAAACCAAGCGTCACCAGATGCAGCATTAGATGGTGGTGTTGAAGATTCTAAAGCAAACTTTCCATAGCGACCAGTCGCACCTGTTGGGCCAGTGACGTTTGATGCAGCACCAGTAGGTCCTACTGCACCAGTTGGACCCGTTGGTCCAGTAAGTGGACTAACAACAATATTCCATGTTGTTCCATCCCACTTCCATTCTTGCAAACCAAATTGATAAATGTCATTTACTTGAGGGTTTGATGGAAAATTAATAGCCATTTATTACACTGCCCTCTCATACATAAACTCAACAATAATTTCATCATTAGGATTAAATGTAAATGGGTCAGTGTGGCTTGCAGGTAATCCTTCTGCATAAACTGCCACCTGAGTATGAATGAACAATTCAACTCTTGTTCTATCATCATTGTTAATAGCAACTGTTCCAAAGAAGTTTTTACCAGTGCTAATACTTCTCATTGTGACAGTTCCTATTGGTTCAACGTTTCTCATACCGTTCACTGCTGTGAATGGAAGTGTAATTCTATATGTTCCATTTCCACGGTTGGTGGTTGAGCCAGCAACAATAAATAGATTTCCTTTAATCAATCTACCCATTTCGACATATTTACCAAAGATAGTTCCATTGCCTAGAGTTGGGTTAATACTTGTTGCCGTCCACACGGGGGTATATGTGTTCCAACTACCATAATCAAATGCACCAGTCGCACCTGTTGCACCAACCTGCCCTGTTGGTCCAGTAATTCCTTGTTCACCTTGCGGACCAGTAATTCCTTGCGGACCTGTAGGGCCTTGGAAACGACCAGTGTTGTCCCAGTTAAGATTAATAGCGTCCCATACATAGAGGTCACCACCAACAATATACGCTTCTCCAGCAAAACCTGTAGGACGTTCTTCAATAAAGACTCCGTAAACTCCATAAGAACCAGAAATAAAGAGACCCTGACCAGTATCACCCTTAACGCCAGTAGCGCCAGTAGGTCCAATCAAGCCTTGCTGACCAGTCGGTCCAGTAATTCCTTGAATACCTTGAATGCCTTGTGGACCAGTCGCACCTACTGCACCAGTCGGTCCAGTAATTCCTTGAATACCTTGAATGCCTTGTGGACCAGTAATTGAAAGACCTGTGGCACCCGTAGGCCCTGTAATACCTTGAATACCTTGTGGACCAGTAATACCTTGAATGCCTTGTGGCCCAGTTGGACCAGTAATTCCTTGTGGTCCAGTTAATCCACGAATACCAGTAGGTCCTTGAATACCTTGAATGCCTTGTGGCCCAGTTGGACCAGTAATTCCTTGTGCACCTGTTGGACCAGTAATACCTTGAATACCTTGAATACCTTGCGGTCCTGTAGCACCTACCGCACCTGTAGGTCCAGTAATACCTTGAATACCTGTAGCACCAGTCGCACCTGTTGCACCAACCTGCCCTGTTGGTCCAGTAATACCTTGAATACCTGTAGCACCAGTCGCACCTGTTGCACCAACCTGCCCTGTTGGTCCAGTAATACCTTGAATACCTGTAGCACCAGTTGCACCTGTAGCACCTACTGGACCTGTAGGTCCAATTGGAGCAGCACCAACTTCTACCCAGTATGAGTCGTAATAAACATAAATTTTTCCATTGGTAGCGTTAAACCATGAATCACCATTTTGTGGATTTGCTGGAGGTGTTGTTGCTTCAAGAGCAAAACTTCCATAGCGACCTGTAGGTCCTGTAGCACCTGTTGGGCCAACAATTTGTCCAGCATCAACCCAAGAGTCACCATCCCATATATAAATATTTCCGTCAGCATCAACAATGTATGCATCGTTAATATTATTTCCAGATGATGGAAGAAGTGATGAGGTAGCAACACTTCCCTTAAGAACAATTGATGCTCCTGATTCACCAGTTGCACCTGTAGCACCAGTAGCACCTGTTAAACCAGTTAAACCAGTTGCACCAGTAGCACCAGTTGCACCAGTTAAACCAGTTGCACCAGTAGCACCTGTAGCACCAGTAGCACCCATAACACCAGTTGCACCTGTTGGACCAGAAACGTTACCTACGTTTGTCCAAGAATCTCCGTCCCATACATAAAGATTTCCTTGAACTAAATATGAATCACCTTCTGTTGAAGGGCCTGTTGGTAGTGCTGCAATTAGTTCTGCTGATGTTTGATAAGACCCTGCAATTGCAAGACCTTGCCCCTGAGCACCAGTAGGTCCAGTTGGACCTGGAACAGTTGAGGTAGCGCCAGTTGCACCAGTAGCACCAGTTGCACCGACTGCACCAGTAGGTCCTTGAATACCAGTAGCACCAGTTGCACCCGTTGGTCCAACTTCACCTTGAATACCAGTAGGGCCTTGAATACCTTGTGCACCAGTAGCACCAGTTGCACCAGTAGCACCTGTAGGGCCTTGAATACCTTGTGAACCAGTTGCACCAGTGGGACCAACAGAGCCTGTAGGTCCTGGAACAGTTGAGTCTGCACCAGTAGCACCTGTAGGTCCTTGAATACCAGTAGCACCAGTAGCACCAGTTGCACCAGTTAAACCAGTTGGTCCAACTTCACCTTGAATACCTGTAGGTCCTTGAATACCAGTTGCACCAGTAGGTCCAACTTCACCTTGAATACCTTGAAGACCTGTAGGTCCTTGAACACCAGTTGCACCCGTTGCGCCAGTCGCACCCTGAACACCTGTAGGTCCTTGAATACCAGTTGCACCAGTAGGTCCAACTTCACCTTGAATACCCTGCGAACCAGTCGCACCTGTTGGTCCCTGAACACCACTTGCACCAGTAGCACCAGTTGGTCCTGCAACTGTGCTTGCTGCACCAGTTGCTCCAGTTGGTCCAGTTTCACCGATATCGCCTTTTGCACCTGTAGCACCAGTTGCACCAGTTGCGCCTTGAATACCAGTTGCACCAGTAGGTCCAACATTGCCTTGAATACCTTGTGCACCTGTTGCACCTTGTGCACCAGTTGGTCCAACTTCACCTTGAATACCTTGAATACCAGTTGCACCTGTAGGGCCTTGAATACCTTGTGCACCAGTAGCACCAGTTGCACCAGTTGCACCTGTAGCACCAGTTAAACCTGTAGCACCTGTAGGGCCAACTGCACCTGTCGGGCCTTGAATATTTCCAACGCTATCCCATTCGGAATTTACTGCGTCCCAGACATAAAGATTTCCTGCAACGATATAACTATCGCCAGGATTTCCTGTTGGTTGTGCTGTTTGTAATGCAACTAATGTTGCATAAGAACCAAGAATTGTTACAGACGTACCAGCAGCACCAGTTGCACCTGTTGGTCCAAGTAAACCAGTTGGCCCTGTTACACCTTGAATACCTTGAATACCTTGAATACCTTGTGCACCTGTTGCACCAGTTGGCCCTGTTACACCTTGAATACCTTGAATACCTTGTGCACCTGTTGCACCAGTATTTCCTTGAATACCTTGTGCACCTGTTGGACCAACAGCACCTTGTGGACCTGTAATACCTTGAAGACCTTGTTGTCCTGTTGCTCCCGTAGCACCAGTGGCACCGACAAGACCTCTTTGTCCTGTAGGACCAGTTGGTCCACCCGCTGGGCCTGGCATACCTGTCGGACCAGTCGCACCTGTTAAACCTGTAGGACCTGTGGCACCCTGTGGACCCACTGAACCACGAGGAACAGACACCGCAGCCTGAGATGCAACTGCTCCACTTACTGGGTCAACATTTGTAATATCTACATCGCTACCATCATTATCTGGTAAGTAGAAGTCAAAGTTGTATGCTTTTGCTCCGTAAACACGGACGCGAACTGTGTAATACCAACCGACAGGCGACAGCGCTCTGTTATCAGTTGTAGGTAAATCAATACTGAATGCACCAGTATTATCTAATTCAAGTTGTATAGGCCCTGATAAAATTACTGCATCATTAGTATCTGTAATCTTTCCAGAGGCAGAGAAAGTGACAGTTCCAGAAGCGGGAAGACCATTTACCTTAGTAAATTGACCCTTGACCGTTCTAGTTGTCACATCTTCTGAATAACTCATTAATTCTCCAGTTACGACAGCAGCCCGGTGAGATACAATATCCCTCTTATCGTTCCTATTTTACGGGGTTTTGCCAACCCTTAGTTTAGGTTTTGGCAACTGTTTTTAGTTTTATTAATTTCTGCTTGCTCTGATGATACTTATATCTTTTCGTGGGTCCCAGCCTTCGCCAATAACCATACTAAGAATTCCTGCTGGAGACTCCAGTCCAGTTCGGTCTCTAAACCAAGCCGAGCCTGGGTCCAGGGTCGGGCATTGTGCCCAAAAACGTGGCCCGATATCCATAGTTTTAAAGTGGTGGAAGTGGCCTGATAGCCAGACATCGCAATTACCAAGTGCAGTTTGTCCCGCTGCTTGACCAGATAAATACTTAACAGGGTCTTTAGATTGATGACCATGAAATAGACCAAGCATTGTTCCATTGATATTTACAGCAAGAGTTTGATGGTCACTTTCTGGAAACCTAAACTCAACATGAGCCAGATGCGGGTTTTCTGCACAAGCGTCTTGAACAGCACTTGCAATTTCTACGTTCCATCCATCTGCTGGGTCTGCTGTTACCTGACGAGTTACTTCATCGTGGTTTCCATTTACAACTGGAACAATAATTTTGTCTGAGATTTCAGCAAAGGCTTTAATCTGCGACATCAAAAGACGACGTCCTACTCTAGTCTGTTCAGTAAGTCCTAGGTCAGAACCTGCTTGACCTTGTAGTCGCCCATTTTGAGAAACGTTGCCTTCAACATGGTCTCCTAGAAGAGCAATTACTGTGGTTCCAATATTGCGTCCTATCTTTCTCAACTCTTGAAGGCGATGGACTCCACCTTCAGTGGTTTCCAAGATGCGGGCAACTGAATCAATTGTTCCTCCCCCGCTACCTTTCTTACCAAGTTGCTGGTCGCTAGGTGCAAAAACAAAAGCCAACTCTCCTGATGTAGTTTTTTGTTTTGCCTTCGGTCTCCACTTAGAAATTTCGTCAACAAGTTTTTCTAAATCTAAATCATTCTCTTTTAATACACCTACAGGAACAACATTGACACGCATGGACTCAAGCCACTCGCCTTTAAATGTTTGCCACTGCCCTCTTCGCAAAGAAGTAATTGCCCATGCGGATGGGTCTAACTTAAACTCTGCCAAGATATTTGCTGCATCTGGCATCTCACTTCCAGGCCGTGGCGTTGAAACAACAAAGCCACCTTCTGGTCCGACATCCATACGAGGACGCCACGCTTCGGGAATATTGAGAGCCTTTAGGTCAGAGCCATTTGGTCCTGGGCTAACAAGCCTTGCTAAACGCTCTGCTAATGACTCTGTATCTTCAGCCACTATTGTTTACCGTCACTTTTTATTTTAGTTTTTTGAATTGCTACACGACGAGCACTGTTCTTACCGATGTAGCATCGGCACTGCTGCGAGCGATGTAGACGGATTGATGCAAAAGCAATGTCATAGCCTTCATCAAGAAGGATTTCGTGGACCTGTCTATTAGAAATTCCACCAGGAACTGAGCGAACACCCATTACGGTTTCAAGGGCTTTTCTATCTTCTGTTGCAAGACCTGCAAGGATTTTTGCAATTCCGCAAGGAAGACCTGGAGCGGAAGGGGTTATCTTATTTAACTTCTCTGCCAGACTCATATTACATACCTCTCTATGTTGTCGGAAACCCTGCTGATAAGTCAGCCAGATTCCACACCCACAACAATAACAGGTAAAGTGCTTTTTTGGGAAGATATGTTAGATTTTTATTTTTAAGAGTTTTTTCTTTTTGAGCCTACTGCTCTTACAGCCTTTAACGGCTTTGGCTCAACCATTGCTATAACTAGGTCTTTCATAATACCGACCTCTGATGCAATTTTTTGATTACTAAGTTCAATCTGCGAAACTTGGTCTGCTAGCGAGGAGCCCCCATTAGGCCAAAGTTGATGTTCAACTTTATGCATTCTCTCTGATAAAGTGCGACCTTCTTCATCTACGCCAATAGCCATTTCTACCCTTTTTGCAATTTTATACATAGAATATAAAAAGCCTATAAGAAGGGATACCCCACCGACGATGGCAACAACAGAAGTGAAGACCATATTTGCTTCAGACATAGGTACACCAATACAATAGATAGTAGGTAGTTAACACCCAATTATTTCATAACATTATGTTATCTATTCTCAAATACTGACTAATTTATAGGTTAGAGCCACCTAAAAAGGCTTAAAGATGTATAGTGGTTCATATTGACGAAATGACACAAATTCGCCAAACTTTGGACCTCAACCGTAAAGCGAAGAAGGGTAAACATATAAATGCTTCAGACAGGTAAAAGGCTTAGCGTAAGAGCGACTGCTATGAGATACGGAATACCGCCACGAGTAGTTACAAGAGCCATATGGTCTGGAGAGTTATCTGGCATTAAAACCACCACAGAAACGGGAAGAGAGCGTGTATACATTCTTGTTAACGATGCGGATGCTTGGTTTAACTCGCTTTCACTAAATCAAGAATCTGTTTCTATTGGTGGTGCTGAATGAGCCAAGACATTAATAAATTAGCCGCTTCTGCGGAATGGTATGGATACCAAAATTGGAAAATTCTTCCTTGCTATGGAATTAATAGCGGAAAATGTACTTGCGGTAATTCGCACCCAGAACCAAAAGACATTGGTAAGCACCCTGCAATAAATCAGTGGAATGCTGCTGCAACATCAGACTTAACAAAAATTTCTAGTTGGTGGCACTCAGACCCTGACTACAACGTTGGTGTCTACTGTCGTCCATCTGGTTTTCTTGTAATTGATATTGACCCGCGGTCTGGTGGTGTCGAGTCATTTGAAAAATTCCAATCTTTAGTTGAAGGCGCATTACCGCCAACAGTTGAGGCACTAACTGGTCAATACATGAACAACGGTAAAAATGTTCGTGGACGACATTTATATTACAAGTGCAGTCCTGATGAAGAACTTATTGGAAATCTAAATAAGGCTGGACTAAAAGGTATTGATATTAAGCACAACGGTTATGTGCTGATTGCTCCTTCACGTCACTTCACTGGCATCAGTTATGAGTGGGTTGAGGGTAAGGGTCCTCACGAGATGGAGATGGCTGAAGCGCCTGAACAACTTTTAGAGTTTATTCGTAAGCGCAACTCTCGCTCTGGCACAAAGGTAGGGACTGGAGATTGGGAATCAATCTTTGGTGACCTTGAGTTTGATAAGAAAAAACTTGATGTTGACAAGATGCTTGGAGAAGGTCTTGTTGAAGGAGAGCGTGCTGTAGGTCTTTATCAAATTGCTTGCGCTTTAGCCAATAAGTTCCCTATTGATACTGAAGCAGGAAAACTTGCTGTAGAGACTTTAATGATTCGCTTTAACCACGAAAAAGTTAAGCCTCCTATGCCACTAGAAGGACCTAATAGCGTAACAATGCACACTCGTCGTGCTATTGAGTTTGTTCTTAAAAATCCTAAGAGTGATTTTACTAGTGAGCAGTCTTGGCCTGGATTATTAGACTGGGCTAATAAAAGCCAAGAAGAGTCTCAGGCAAAGATTATTAAACAAAACTCTGATGACTATTCAGTAAGAACAGAACTTCAGCCAATGACTGGAGTTGTTAGACCACCTGCTGTTCCTATGTATCAAGAAAATGATGACGTTGCTTATGGCGAAGTTATTGCAAATACACTGCATGATTTGCCTGGTGATGTGGATGCAGTAAATCCTCAAGATGGTGGTCAAAAGGGGATGCGTTCATTTACCGATATTGGTAATGGACGTCGCTTAGTTGATACATATGAAGACTCTATTCGTTACACGCCTGGCATCGGTTGGTTCCACTGGGACGATACATATTGGAAGCCAGACCCTGAAGCGCTAGAGATTAGAGAATTAGCAAAGCGAATTCCTTCTCTTATTGCAAAACAATCTACTCAGTATGCCGATGCGGATAAACAAAGTGAAGCAATCCGCTGGGCAAACCTAAGCAAGTCAATTGCTCGACTTCGTTCTGGTATTGATGCGGCTAACTCTGACCCCCGTGTAACCCTCCCTGTTCAAGACTGGGATAAGGATGAGTATTTACTTGGTGTAAGAAATGGTGTTATTGACCTTCGCACTGGTGAACTTTTGCGAAATAGACCAGACCTATACATCACAAAGCGTGCACCAGTTGGTTATGTAAAAGGTCAGCGCAATGTTCGTTGGGAACAATTCTTAGACTTTGCAACTGACGGCGATAAGGAATATCAAGATTGGCTACAGCGTGCTGCTGGATACTCTCTTACTGGTTCTCGTCGTTACGATGTTATGTTCTTGGTTTATGGACCTCCAGGCTCTGGTAAAAATACATTTGTAGAAGCCATTGTTAAATGTCTTGGAACAAAAGAATATGCATGGCCACTTGACTCAAGCATTCTTGCTCAAAATGATGGGCGAGCATCTGGACAAGACCTATACCACTGGGCTGAACTTCGTGGTCGTCGCCTTGTATGGGTTGACGAACTTCCAGACTCAGAGCGTTTGAAAGAAAACTCTGTTAAGAAGTTAACTGGTTCATCTGAAATTTCTGCTCGTTCTCCTGGAGAAAAGCCGTTTACTTTTGAATCTCGTGCAAAGTTGTGGGTATCAACTAACCACCGACCAATCATTACTGATGATGCTATGTGGCGTCGTATTCGACCTATTCCATTCTTAAAGGTTCCAGAAAACCCTGACCCTGAGTTAAAAGAATATATTTTTGACCCAGAGGGTGGGCTTCCTGGTGTTCTTTCTTGGGCTATTGAAGGTGCTATTAAAGTTCTTGGCTCTGGCTCTCGTGATGGTCTTGGAACTTGTCGTGTAGTTAGCGAAGCATCTGATGTTTACCGTAAAAACGAAGATAGAATTGGTATCTTTATGGCAGAAGAAACTAATGAAAATGAAGGAGTCAATGTTCAACTCAAGACTCTTTACACTGTCTATCGTGCGTGGAGCGATGACCGAGGCGAACGTCCTATGACTCAGATTGCTTTCCACCGCAGATTGGTAGAGAAGCAGTATCAAGTTGAGGGCGTTGGCTCTAATGCAATAGTTAAAGGCCGTTCTTTAGTTCCTCGTGTTCTACCTAGCGGCACTCCAATGGATGTAGATTGGAGCATTGCTGCTCGATTTAGATGATTAAAAAATTAACGAGGTTTAAAAACTCTAGCGCCCCCGTTGCCATAGCCGCCCCTTATACCTGGGATACGGCGGGCAGCGGGGGATTTTGCTGTTAACTTACCGCCAACAAATCCTTGCGGTGGTTTGATAAGCAATGCAGTCATTGCGTGGACAAGTGCGTCAACACGGTCAGGAGATTTACTTGTTTCTCCTGGAATCCAAGATGTCATCTGGTCTTCTAACTCTGCAAGATATCCAATGTGATGAACACGTTGTTGTTCGTATGCAAGAACAATAGGTTCTGCACGAAGAGCCTTACCATGCTTAGAGTGAACTTCAAATACTTTAATGTTTGGGTCAATAGAGTTGATAGCGTTACGCACTAGTGCGCCACCTTGGTTTACTTCTGCTACAACTGGGCACCCCCACCGGCGAGCCATTTCAACAACTTTGTTTGCCCACACTTCGGGTGAGCCGTGAATAGTTGCATCTTCTAATACCCACGCCTGTCGCTTATATAAATCTCTATCTGCTGTTGAAGCGCATACAACAATTCCACACTCATCTCGTGGGTTCTCAGCAACTGATGGGTCAACACCAATTACACGCAATGGAGTCTGTCCTGGGTATTGTGCAATACGGGTTGATTCCAGCATTTCTAAAGTCCATAAAGCACCTTCAACTGAGTCAAGCATCTCGCCATAAAGTTCTTGAGCAGCAAGACGAGTTCCAGCATAAACGCCAGTAATTGTGTCTAGATAAGTTTCGCTAAGGTTTCCTTGGTTGTCCATTGTGCTTCCACGACTAACAACAACTTTGCCACCCTTCTTTGCTTCATCAAGAAGCGAATAGAGTAGAGGAACACGCTTTGGTGTTGTAGTAACCATAATCTGTGGGTTTGCTCCAAGACGAGTTCCAACACGCAAGTTATCAAATGCAGTCATGCCAGCAGCATCAGGTGTTTGACGCCAAGCAGCAACCTCATCTCCCCAAGCGTGTGTGAATTGGGGACCACGAAGCGAGTCTGGTTCGTCAGCAGTAAAACAAGTTGCGGTGTTTCCGTTAGGCCAAGTTAAGCGACGCTTTGATGGTTCATATAGTGGGCGCTCGCTAGGTGGGGTTACATTCATAATCCCCGATTCACCTTCAACAATAACGTCACGCACATCGGCAGCAGTACGAGCAACAAGAGCAAAACGACGCTGTCCTTCAGTTGTATATTTTGCTTGCTCTCTTACCCATTCAGCAGCGCTACGAGTTTTTCCAGCGCCACGACCAGCAAGATAAATCCAAATATTCCAATTACCTTCAGGGGCTAATTGTTCAGGACGGCCCCACATACTCCAATCCCATAAAAGTTGGTCCGGGTCTAATCCTGATAGGGCCATTGCTCTTTCTTCTGGAGGAAGTTTGGCAATAATCTCCATCATTGATTCAGCCACGAATTAGTCCTTTGTAGAGCACGCTGTGCGCCATAGTAGAGAGGTGTTGCAGATTTAAGTCCTAGACCTTTTGCTAAATCTTGAAGTGAAAAACCATTTTGATATTCAATAGCGAGTTGTCTGTGATACTCGGTAGCACCAATTTCTTTTGCAGTTTTTACTCTTTCAATTGCTGCTGGAAGTTCTGACCTGTGAGCACGACGCTTTGGTTTAATATCTGAAATTGAAACTGTTTCCATAATTACACGACGGCGAAGTCCAGGGTAAGCAACATTAAGAGCCTTGGCTAAAGAAGGAAGACTTCCACCTTTAGATTGGAATTCAATTAATAGTCGTGTATATTCTCGACTGGCTTCGTGGGCAGGAGTGTCTTGCGTCCTTGAGCCATATGCTTTTTTAGCCAGCGGAAGTAGTGGCTCGATGAGTGTTTTGTATTGCTCGGTTAGTTGCTCGTCCATCATCTCTCCATACATAGTTAATTCACTATATATAGAATAACTTAAAAACAGACGGTATTAGTCCTCGGCGTCGTCTTCTTTTGGATTTCTTATTGGGTATGTAATAGCCCAGGCAACAAAGGTTCCAAGAATTGCATATCCCACTATGGTCTTTGCTGAGCCGTCAAGAACTACCCAAGCAATGAACATACCTAAAAGTGTCCACAGTTGGTCAATCATGTCTCTTATAATTTTCATGGCTTTGGTCTCCTTCTAACGCCTCTACTATCACCTGATGGGCCTCCCCCACCAGAACTTCCTCCACCAGAACTTCCTCCAGTAGAACCGCCAGTTGAGCCTGAAGCGGCAGCAGCAACTGCATTCATCGCTGCACCAGCAGCAACAACAGTTGCAACAATTGCTTCAGTTGACTCTTGTCGTTCTTCATCTGACATATCTGCACCAATACTGCCTAATGCAAGTAACGCTTGAGCAGGGTCGTCAAACATAGTAGACAGTAATTCTACAGGATTTGCAAGCACCTCTAGTGCTGCTGCAACCTCGGCGGTAACAACAACTTCATTACCATTTGCATCTTGACGAACTTCTACAGGGGTTTCTGCTGGTAGGTCTTCGTAGGCAATTCCAGCATCCTGAATCTGCTCTTTTGTAAGTGTCTCGCCTGGAGCAACTGACTCAATAAGAGCATCTGCAATAAGGTCTTTTTCAGCCTCTGTTAACTTTCCGTCAGCAGAAAGCGCATCTGAAAGATTATTAACTTCTTCAGATGTAATTTCACCATCAGCATTTAGCGCATCTAAAATCTCTTCAGCATCTGCTGCTGTAATTTTTCCATCACCAAGTGCATCTTCTACAGCAGTATCAACAACTTCTTCTTGTGTTGGTTCTGGTTCTGGTTCTGGTTCTGGTGCAGGTGGCTCTTCAGGTTCTACTGGTGGCTCTTCAGGTTCTACTGGTGGCTCTTCAGGTTCTACTGGTGGCTCTTCAGGTTCTACTGGTGGCTCTTCAGGTTCTA